AATATGTTCGCCGTTTTCATTATAGAATGATGCCATAATCCATGATGGTCTTTCTATTTTAAGATATAAAGCAGGATAGGAGAGGCAACCTTCGTTATCTTTTATCATCTCTGCCGATTGTTCGGTAATTAATGGATTAATACAGGCAAATTGAAAATGTTCGGTACCAATCACAAATACTCTTTCAAAAACACCACATTGATTAGCTGAAAGACCTAGACCATTAAACTGTTTCATTGTCATCTTTAATCGTTTAATTAAAGTATTCATGTTTTGATTAGGTAGTGCGTTTTTATATATTGGTATTGGTTTACTTAACATTGGATGATTCTCATCAAACAATGGCAAGGGTTCAATCTTTTCTTCTTTTATAATATTAACACCAGTATCAATGGTAAATATTTCTTGGCTCATTATGTCGTTGCTCATTTTACAATCCTACTAAAGTTTTTAATCTTCTCAAATTTAATTACATGGTTAAATTTATCTTGTAGAATATCCCCTTTATGAGAAATCACAAACAGGTTGACATCTTCAAGCATATGTAATATCTTAATCAATTCATCGGTACCATTCACATCAAGGCTTGAATCAAATATTTCATCAAGTATTAATAGATTAGTATTAGATGAATTTTTAAGTTTAGCAACAGCACGCCATGTTAGCATAAGTGCCATATCAATTCTTTGTTTCTCACCTTCTGAAAAGTTATTATAGGTAAACTCATCACGATGCCTTGATTTGATTGTTTCTTTAAATGATTCATCAAGGTTAAAGTTCACAAAGAAGTCTAATGATGCTAAATACTTATTCACTAATTTATTAATGATTGGTAAGTATTGTTTAATAATTTTTGTTTTGATACCAGTATCTTTTAATAGACCAGATGCCACTTCATAATATGTTTTCTCATCAATTAATTCTTTAAGTTCTTTTTCAGCTTCATCAATTTTAACTTTGAGTTCTTCTAATTGTTTTTGTTCGGTGTCTGATATATCTTTGGTATTTTTTAACTCGTCAATGTGTTTTTCAATACGAACAATATATTTTTTTATCTCGGTAATAGATGTGGTGTTGGTTGCAATCTTAATTTGTAGTTCTTGTATTTGTTTTTGTTTTTCACTAATTTCATTGAGTTTATTTTGTTCTTCAAGTAATTTGATTTCTAGTTGTGATAAACCAACGGTACACTCCGTAATCTTACTGGTTAAATTACCAATTTCTTCTTCTTTAAAATGTTTATCAATGGTTTGTCGGCATGTAGGACAATTGTCATTGTGTTCAAAAAAGTTGACATCTTTCTTATATTTGCTTAGATTCGTTTCAATCTGTGTTTCTAGTTGATTAAACTTTTTAACCTTTTGTTCTGTTTCTAAACGAGATGTCACATCAGCTTGTAATGTATCAATCGTACCTGTGTGTTCGCTTGTTTGTGTTTCTAGTGTCATAATATGATTTGAATTGTTGGCAATATCTAATTCATATTCATCAATCTTTTCATCATTATTTTGTTTTAATTGTTTGATGTGTGTTTCTTTGAGCTGATACTTTTGTTGGTCAATATCAATCTCATGTTTTTTAGCTATAGATAAATCTTTATTATTACTTAACTTTTCTTTAACCAACCCATTCATTGTGGAGAATATTTGGATGTCAAGTAGGTCTTCAATGATTGCTCGTCTATCAGTATTTGATAATTGCATGAATGGAGTAAATGACGCTGAACCTAGAATAACAATCTGTGTGAAAGATTTGTAATTCATTTTAAGAATAAACTTCTCTAGGTATTCTTGATAATCACGAGCAGCTGCATCCTGATTTAATAATTCGCCATCTTGATAAATCTCAAAAGTATTTGGTTTGATACCACGAATAATCTTATATGATTTGTTACCAGCATTAAACTCAACTTCAACAACAGTATCTTTACCATTGATTGAATTGATTAGATTGGGTTTAACAATTGAACGGAAAGGCTTACCAAAAAGTCCAAAGCATAATGCGTCTAGCATTGTAGATTTGCCAGAGCCATTTTCACCAACAACAAGTGTGTTACTTGTATTGTCTAATTTAATTTCGGTAAAATAATTACCAGTTGAAAGAAGATTCCTCCAACGAACATAACGAAAGACGAGCATTATTCAGTTGTTTCCGTGTTAATCGCTTCTACATAGAGTTCACGCATGAGTGTTTTAAGTTTATCACTATTTACATTCAAGGTAAGATTATCAATATACTTACTTAATATGGTCATCGTATCTTCAGCTTGGTCAATAATATCTTGGTCTGTATCAAAACTTGTATCAGTAAAATCTTCAACAATGGATATATCTGATACACCAGCTTTATATAAATTGTCAATCACATTATCAAATAGATAAGGATTTTGTTTGTTAATTACAATTACTTTAACATATGTTTCTTTTAGTTTAGAAAAGTCATATGCCTTCCAGAATTCAAAATCTTGAGCACCATCATCATAATTTATTTTATGAAACATACGATATGGATTTTGTATGAATTCCATTTCACGAGTTGCCGTATCAAAGATATGAAAACCTCGTGGATCATTATAATCAGCCCAAGTCATTTCGTTTGGAGTGCCAACATAATAAATATGTCCATCATCTGATTTGTGATGGAAATGTCCAGTTAATACCATATCATACTTGATAAGTTTGTTTTTGTCAATACCGCCACGACAAATATTACCACGGTCCATTTCAAACCCATCAATCTCAAAATGGCCAAAGGCTAATTGCGATTTACTTTCGTTGATTGCTTTAAAGATTGTTTCTTCATTTTCAGGACAGAGCCAAGGAATAATATCAAAAGCAACACCATCAAAATCAATGGTAGCAAAATCATCATATACAGTAATGTTGTCATAGTCTTTTAATAATAGTTGTGGAGAATTAACTTCTAGTGTGTTCTTAAATGAAATATCATGGTTACCAAGGATGGTATAAAATGTGATATTGTTTTCTTTTAATTTATCAAAAAAGTATTTACGGCACAGATAGAGTGAATTGAAATTAATAAACTTTCGTCTATCAAACAAATCGCCCAGCTGAAACACGGTCGTGATATTATTTTCTTTCAAATACGGAAAGAATATATCATCATAAAACTTCTTAATATATTTGTGGAATTCTAGCGAATCACCACGCATACCAAAATGGGTATCACCCAATACACATAATTTCATTAATATTTAATTCTTGTTTGGTTGAATTTTTCTTTAAGTGTTTCTATTTCTCTTTTGAGTTGAAGTTTTTGAAATTTCAATTTGCTAAGGTCATCATCATTCACGAATAAACTATAACCTTCTTTAATCTGGCTATCTAAAATTAAATGTTCTTCTTCTAAATCTCTAATATGTTGAAGCAACTTTTCTGTATTCATTTGTATCCTCATATGAAAATGAATTAGGAAATCTGAATCTTACCTCAGCGCACCCACAGATAATAACACATAATAAAATTAAAGTCAAGCATTTCATAGGTAATTATAGGTCTTCGCCGATGAATTGATCCAATCCTTTAACCTTACCTTCTTTTTTCTTTTTTTTACTTTCTTCAAAGTTGTGAATGAATTCTGATATGTTATCATAGAGTTCAAATTGCTTGGCTACACCGTCTGAATCTTCTAACATTTCATATTCATCAAGTATACCGAATTGCTCGGTAGCTTTGTATTTGACATATAGTTGCTTCTTCTCTTTCATAATCCTACGAAGAAAGGCAAAATATATAATTTGTGTGAAGTATGCGAATGGATTTTTTGATTTATCTGGATCAAAATTACGGAAATACATGATACAGTTTTCAATACCATCAGAAATCATTTCATCTCGGAAAGAGTATGAAATAAAATTTGGTTTACGAGATAGATGCTCTGCAATTTTTAGAAAGCATTCACCCACATAATTTGGAATGTTTGGCTCTTCCTTATCGTTCTTATTTGCCTCATCACACTTTTCTTTATACTCTATTAGAGCCTTCAAGAAGTCGGCGTTATTTACATAATGTTTTGGTTTCTTTTCACTCATAATTTATCCTTAATTGCCTCATAAAGCGCTTGACTTCTGTTAGTCTAGCGGTGTTCCCGTTGATTGTAATTGCTTTAATACCTTATCCGTTAGCCTTTGAACTCTTTTACGATAATCAAATCCTAGTAAACCTGATTTCTTTCCACTCTCATATATTGGAGGAAGTCTATCTGTTGAATAATATTGGTCAGCAGTAATATCTATAACGATATCTTTATTATCTACTGCCCACCAATGATAGATACCCTCATCATCTATAGCACGATATAGTTTAATAACTTTAGTACCAAATATCTTTTGTAAACAACCTGAAGCATTATGACAATGGCCAAACATTGGATTAGAAGCATTTCTTTCTACCCATTTTTTAGGTAAAAGGTCAGGCGTTAAATTATTTAATATAATTTTACTTACTAATTTTAAATTATCAGGTGTATATTCTAACATTAATGTAATTTCTTTTTCCTATCATTAGATGAGTTTTCTAAATAACTTCTAATCTTTTCTTGTTCTTCAGGAAGTATATCTTCAAGAACCTCATCACGATATTCTAACAATTCATCTTTCAGTACCTTTAACACATCGTCATTTTTAGCTACCGATATTTTAGCTTGTTCAACCATATTAATATAGTATTCAACTAAATCTTCTTTTGGTTCAGCAAATGTTAATACATCGTGAAAAGATATGGTAGCTATATTATCAGAAACTACTTCAAGTGGCAACCATGGTACCATCATCATTACCGTTCCTTTAATGGATCGTTTGACAATCAATGACATAGGATCGTTCAATTGAATCCATTCTTCGCCATCATCCATAATACAATCGGAAATAAGGTCTTCTCCGTTTTGTAATCTGATAATTTTAACTCTGTGTTGTGGAAGTGCTGTCATGTTTTAATTCTATGTTATAGTATTTATAGTTAAATTTTTCATCATCATATATTTTAACACGTTCAATGAAATGTTTAATCGTATAGTTTGTAAATTTGCCTATACGAAAATCATCAGCGATGTCAAATAAAACCGCAGCTTCTTTATCGTCACCAATTCTTAAACCACGGCCAATAGATTGAAGATTACGAATACGAGATTTGCTTGGTGATGCGAATATAATATTATGTAGGTTACGAATGTTGACGCCTGTTGAAAAGGTGCCGTATGATGCTACAATGATTGCGTCTTTTTCTTTTTCAGTAATTGAACGGACCGATTCGCGAACCTCAACATCAGTTCCGCCAAATACAAAGAATACATGCCTATTTTTGGCATGAAGTTTGATATTAGCATAAAGGTCTTTACCATGTTTTTCAACAAATTGAAATAAAATAAGTGAATTGCCTTCTAGCGACAATGCTAGATTGCGAATGAAATCGTTACGAGCTGTATTTGAAACTATGTAATCAATCTCTTGATTATAATCCCAATCACGAGCCATCTTACATATAGGTTCAGGATGCTTAAGAATCAGACATTTAATTTTAAAATCTGCTAATTGACCTTTCTCAATTAATTCAGATGTTGAGGTTGCCTTATAAACTGGACCAAATAAACCCTCTAGTACCAAACGATGAGTTTGAGTTCCGTCTAAAGTTCCTGTTGTACCTATTCTATATTTAGAATTTGAGCAACCTGTAAGTATAGTAGTAAGTGATTTAGCTTTGAATTGGTGAGCTTCATCGCCCAAAACAAAATCAAACTGTTCAAAGTATTCACCTGAATTCTTGTAAATGGATTGCCATGTGGTGATGGTTAGAAAATTGTTGGTGTGTTTATCTTTACCAGAATATTGGCGATGACAGTATGTATCAGAATCATAACCATAGGATTTAAAATCAGAAAACATCTGTTCAACCAATGATGTGGTTGGAACTATTAATAATCCTTTTTTTAAGCCTGATGCTTGTAAGTAACGAACAATGACATAAAGTATAAGTGATTTACCTGAAGCTGTTGGAGATAATAAAAGAATTCTCTTATTACGAATAGCATGAATAAAAGATTTTAATTGATAATCACGAACTTCGTGTGGAAGATTTAATGTCTTAATAAAGTCTTCAGCTTCTACCACAGATAATACTTCGGTAGATATGACATCTGAATCTATCTCAAGTTTATAATTTCTTTCTTCACAAAACTTTTGAATATAAGGAACCAGACCATGATATATGGTAAAGTTGCGTAAGTCCGCCAGCCTTATCTTTCCATCCCAGAGCCTACTTTTATAAGCGGGAACGAATTGGTAACCTGGAACAAAGAATGTAAAGTAAGATGATAACTCTTGAGCTATACCCTTTTCACACTCAAACTGAATGAATACTTCATTCTTCTTATGGAGAATTAAATCAGACACCTTGTATAAATCTTTCCCAGGCTATGAAGTCGCGGAGTTGGAATGTGCGAGAGTTTAATTCTTTGAGTATTGAACCACACACATCTACGATTTCTTCGTGCATAGCTTTTGCAGCTAGACGAGCATTGATGTCTTCATCTGATTCTAGGTAAGTTGTGATTTCTGATTTTAAAACATAAGGGAAAGGTTGCCAACCATGTTGAGTGAGTTGGTCCTCATCAAGTTTACCTGTATAATATTCCCACTTTAATCGCCTCATCTTACTGGCCTTAAATTCAGATTCTTTGGCCAATAGGCGATGATGTGATAGTATATTTAAATACTTGCTATGCAATTTGGGTATATCTAATAATGCTTTGCCTGGTTCTGTTCTATCAATGTCAGAATCCTTGCGCCACATTTCTAATAAATCTTCAAGTTGTTTCATATAGTTGAAATCCTCCTATTCAAAGGATACATCACTTCCATTAAATTGTCAAGCGTTTTTTAGAATAATTTCTCTACATCAAAGTAACTATACCGAAATGTAGCATCAGCTGTAATTATAGTATCTGGAGAATCTGTTGCACTCATTACAAAGGTAGAAAGGGTGGTAGGAAATACATCAAAAAACTTAATGTTATAGTATGGTGTATTTGATGATGAAAGCAAAGTAACAGTTGCATCAGAATATTGTGGTTTGGCTATTGGAATGTTTGTTGCATATTTGTTTAATTTACCGAGATTTCTATACTCAGCAAATTCTTTAGGGAAAGTCATAGCACGGATCCAATCATGTATTTCAAGCCACGATTTTAATTCTTCGTCAACGACAAAGGTGATATTCAATAAATCATATATGGCTTTTTCACCGGGAATATACACATCAACGAATGGGTTGGTTTGTGGAATTTCAGATAAAGAAATACCAGGCACACTTAATGATTGACAAAAATATCTAACATTAGGTGAACGACCAAAGTTAAGTTGAAACTTATTTGGTTGTAGAAAATTAGGATTTGTTGGGTTGCGATTGGTAGCTGTCATAATGGTTTATTTATGCTA